GGCCTTCATCGGTGTAATCGATCAGACTCGATCCGCTGCGGCCTCCGATGGCTTCCGGTTTCCAGGAGAGGATTTGTCCCTCCTTGCGATTGAGCCGAAGAACCTGCAGGCTTGGCCATTCGCACCGCGGGCAACCGAAGGTCGTGACCGACGACTGGTTGCTCGGATAGCGATCCGCCAATGGAATCGGCTCAACATCCTTTGCAAAAGAACCATTGCACTTGAGCAAAGCGAAATCGACACTCGTCCCCTTACCATACCCCGAGGCGATGATCGTTCCGGTCCCTTTCTCACTGGAACCGTTAGGATTCCAACGCTCGACGTTGACCGTTCGCCCACGCGTAGTACCGGCGACGTGGGCGTTGGTAAGGACGATCGCGTTACCTTCCGAAGTACGGCCAACGACCGTTCCGCTGCCGCAAACGCCACTAACCGTGACCCGAACCGTAGCCCGGACGACTTGATCAAATCGGTCACTAGCGACGCCATCGGCAGTTGCTCGTGGGGTTTTATCCACCAGCTTCAAGTCTTCTCGAAGTGGATCAAGAACGATCGTGCTCTGGACTTGGCCAGCTTGGCAAACCCCATTGATGCAGATCTTTTCTTGGGCGAACGACAAGGTGGCCATGCAAACAGCCACCAGAAGAACCAACGACAAACATTTGGTTTTCATAGTGATTCCTGCGATTGATGAAACGATGGAGACAGATGAAGCGATGTGAATGCGATGATTACTGACTGAGTCGCATTCGGACCGTGGTATCTGCCGAAGCAGCTGCTCGGACCACTTTGCCGATGGATTTATTACCCGCCGAAGTCGTGGTCACGACGTTGTTGGTGTCGTCCCAGTACAGAATGGTGCCGACCGTGAAGGCGACGCCGGTGTTCTTCGTGAAATCAAAGACGCCGTCAACCGCAAGCGAACCGAGTTCCCCTGCTGCAATAGGACGAACCGTAACGCCGACCAGATCCCCTTGGACAACCACATCCCCAGACGCCAAAGCGCTGACCGGGGTGTGATCGATGTAATGCCCTTCTTGAATGTATGTTGCCTGTGGCATGGTGAGTTAAACCTCAACTGATAGATCGGATGAAACTTGGAAAGACGTGCTTGGCTAGGCTTATGCTTCACCCTTGCATTTAATCGCTGCGCGAGGATCTTGAAGACTTGCACCGAAATCGTGGTAACCACGCATCTGAACACCAAGGACGTTAAAATCAGCCGTAGCCGTTTCGATCGTGGGAGCTTCTTGGCCGTTAAGAAATGCAACTTCTATTACCGGTAGATCGTTAGGATCCGAAAGCAAGTACCACGCCTTGGTCGAATTCCCTGTATAATTCGAGTTGCCGAGGTAGCGGCTGATTTCTACACGGAACTTACCAGCGTGAGGATTGCTAATCGGGGTTCTTGCGTTTGCCGTGTTATCACGCATCTCTAAGGACTTATAGAGCTGCGACCCGATAGCCGACAATGAGGTTGGAACCAGCATGATTGCAGGCATCGTTCCGATCGGTTTGCCATCGGAATCGACCAAGTCGTAGTAGGCGACCTCTGCCTTGGTGAGCCCATCGATCGACAGAACGGTATCGGTACCGGTGAGAAGGTTCTTGTTGCCCGCCGTAAAGAACGCCGAGTTGTTCATGAATGTCGTCCAGAACACATCGTTGATCTTCATACCCGATCCTCGGCCAAGTTTTCTAGGTACTGTGGTGATTGCTCCCAGGTCGTCGTTGATGAAATCGCGACGATCCACACCGAGCATCAACCCGTAGGTATCTGCTTTGTTCGTGAAACTTTCATTCCCTAGATTACCGTGCTTGATTTCCCCCCCTGGGGCCACCAGTTCATACTGATCTTTACCAATTAGGCGATAACTTGTAACAGTCTTGAAGTCTGTCACGTTCCGCACCGAGCAGATGTTGCGCCATGTGCGTTCGACCGTAAAGAAACCTTCGAGAAGGAACTTATTTGCAACGTTCGAGAGAATTCCCCCGATGTCGATATTACTTACCGAGCTAGCTTCCACGCGTTGGCCGAAAGCGGCTCGCATAACTTCGCGGTTGTCTCGGAAAGTTCGTCCGGTATATCCATTGGCCCAGGCAGCCTCGAGTAATAGTTCTTGAAGACCGATCCCCCCTTTAAATTTCTTGGATGCAAGCTCAAGGCTTTGCTCAGGAATGTACTGCTCGGCGTTCATAAGGTTGGCACTGATATAACAGGCCGCCTCCAACACGCTCGCGTTGATCGTGTTCTGCGAGACATGAATCGCAGGAACTTCGGGGCGCATCATTCGGATCTTCATCAGTTCCGCTTTCTCAAGGTTCCATCCTTCGCGAATCGCCTGGGCTTCGACCAGTGGAAGAGCTCCGTTATAAATGCTTCGAATCCCTGCGATTCGTTCAAGTTCCGCAGCATGGGCAGCCCTCATGGCTTCGACCTCAGTGGCTATCTCAGGTGGATTGGTTACCGGTTCAACGGGAACCGGATTTGGTGGAACCAGTACCGGAGCTGCATCCGGAGCGACCGGAGTCGTTGGCGTTGTTGGTTGGTCGTCTTGGTTTACATTTTGACTCGGATCCATCTCGGTTTCTCCAAAGGTTGCTGATGCCTGGGCAGCGACACTTGCGCTAGTGGCTCCGTCGGCACCAAGGTCTACGAAACTGATTTCACCAAGCGAGGACCTACGAATCACGTTCACCGGACCGTTGTATTGATTACCGTTGACCGTGACCTTTTGACCTTCCTTGACGAACTCGAATTCATCCACACCGGTTCCCACGCTCGCTTGCCATGGAAAGCCATTCTTGGAACTGATCACCACTTCACGAGCAGCAGGCGTATCCCGAGACACCACCCCATTAGCTACAAGTTGGCCAGCCTCGACTCGGATCGAGTCGGTATGACCAACACCCGAGAGGGGATCGTGGCCGAATCGGATCGGTCGTGCTTGCGATGGGATCGATAGACCAGCTAAGTCGATAATCACAGGGTGACGCCATCCAGCGACGCGCATTTGCCCACCGGTATAAGCGACCATCCGAAAACGAGGCAACGCACTGCCTGATGTGCCGTCAGCGGATGCATCGACATCGATCACCGCCGTTGCATTCAATCTCAGTTGATTGCGATTTTCATCAGCCTTAATCGCCGATGGGGACTTCATCGTCTTGGACATCTTGCTGTTCCTGAATTGGAGGTTGAGAAACTTGCTCAGCGGTTAAACCAAGCTCAGACATAAGCGCAACTTCCCTGGCGCGCTGGCGAAGCTGAACTTCCCAGTCTTGGCCTCGCTTGGCATACTCGTCAGCCAAGGTAGTCGTGTGACTTGCTAGCCGAGTGGCTTGTGCATTGGCTTCTTTGGCAGGATCAACATGCTCATGGCCATCCCAGAACCATTGATGAGGCCACTGTGCAAAAGGACCTAAACCTGCCGGTAGCAAATCAGCGACAAGCGATGCTTCATCGAGCCATGCAGAGAGAATACGATCGAGAACAACTCGCTCTAAATGCGACTGTTCAACGCGTATTGCTTTCGCATAAATTTGTCCATCAAGACGACCGCTTGCAAAATTATAGGAGCTGGAATTCAATGCTGCGTAATTGAAGGGCATATTAACGCATCGAGCGATTTCATTAAGCAGTTCACGCTTAAAATCCGCGTAGGTTGTCGATGGCTGTTCTGCTTGCATTTGAGCCATCTTCCAGCCACCTGGCATGGTCACTAATGCGCGTTTTTCAAGCTCAATTGGTTCGAATGGTTCAGCCGCATCGGCCTCTCCGTTAGCAGGTGCATCGGTATAAAGGATCCCTGCAAAGTCTGCTGCGGTCTCTGCGGCAGCAAGTACCGCTAAAGTGAATCTTCGCAATTGAGCAAAGAGCGGTAGGGCTGGCATGATGTCTGGAATACCACGCGTTTGCCCTGGTCGATCAGCTCGGAACCAATGAAGAACCGACGCAGCAGGGATTTGCTCGTAGTCGCTTTTGCCCCAGTAGTATCCGTCTCCGGGGTGACTTCGAAGCACGTGATACTCGATGGGATTACCAGCAGCATCAAATACGATGCCATCAACAGCGGTCGTCGAGAGTCTATCAAGATCGGGCGTCGTGACCTGGTCGGCTTCGATTAGTCGCAAGTCGAGTTGAACTTGAATAGTTAATCGAGGATTATTCACCAAGACTGCAAATGCCTCGCCATCCGTGGCGCGTGCCATCCGCATCGTGCGGAGTTTCTCTGCAAGGTTTACGGCCTTTGCCCACATCATGAAGGCATGCTCGATGCGACGGTTCGCTTCTGAGTCGGCAGTAAGCATCTGCAACCGGGGGCCGGTACCCACTACGTCATGCGCCAGGGTTAGCACAATCCCCCGAGCATACGAGTTATTGGCCGTTTCATACCGAGCACGGTTCCTAAGGATCCGGCGAACCTCGGCGCTGTTGGAAGCGTTGGGCGAGAGTCCATCGGCATTGGCCCAATGGCGTCGATTGTCGTCGGTGGTCACTGCGGCGTCATAGCGAGCGCGCACGACTCTCGCAACGCTTCGCGATTGCGGGAGAGTGTTGTTCTGCGTCCACCAATTGGAAATCCAGGACAGCATGGTTACTCGGCCCCCGGTGGTACGATCTTGTTGAAGACCAAGCCACGACGCTTCGATTTCGCGGCTTGCTTTGAGGCTAAATAACGATCGGCTTCGATCTGGTCGGTCAGCTTGTGCTGCTCAACACTACCAGCGTCACCGGAGGCCTTAGCTGGCCCCTGAGCGTTTTGAATAATCGTGTCATTTAATTCATCAGCCATCGGGGTGCTCCAGTGAAACAGACGAAGTGCCGCCTATCTGTAGAACTACCCGGCAAGCTGACGCGATGACGGAAGAAAGTATGAAATTAGCTAGATCGTGCTACATCTAGCATTTTCGAGGCAGATTTTGAGTCGACTCATAAGTAACGATTCGTCTCCCGCAGTGGCGACATTCCTTGCGCCTTCGAATACGACCATCACGTTGGGGTTGCGTGTGTGTGGTGTAAAAGTGCCGACAACCACACTGGGGGCAAGCGATACCTCGATCTTCCTTTTGCTCTTTTGGTTCGCTCATCGGTTTCGTTTCCTTTGGAGCTCAGCAAAACTGACCCGTCCAGACTTAGGGATTCCAACCGATTCGCTTCCCGAGAGAGCCACTCCCTGCATCGATGCTCCAACGCAGCAACCAACGATGCAATCGAGCCAGTGGTTGTCACCTCGCTCTGGGCGCTGTTTCCATTCGTCCACCGTTCGACCACGCCCCTCAGTGCGTACTCGATACTCAGCAGAAAGGTGCTCGGCCAAGAGTCGATGGGTCTCGGGACTCGTTCCAAAAAAGGACAGGCAGCCCCTGCTCCCCATCGAAACGGCAAGTCGAGCATGCATAAAGGTTTTCCAGTAGTTGGTGTCATAGACCACGTGACGAACCGCGCGTTTCCCATGGATGTTTGGGATTCTCCAGTTGTGTCCTACGCGATCCCCGGGGCGACGTTTGTACTCAGAGAACGGTTGGCTGGATGCTCCGACGAACCTCCCGTGGCTTGGGATTACGATGCCAGCATGGGCGCTTTGCCGACAAAACTGGTAAACCACATCGGTCGAAGCTCCCCAGTTTGCATCGATCAAGCATCGCTCGATTCGCATCATGGCACCGTCATCCCGTCGCCATTCCCGACCAATCAGATCACCAGTTAGCCGCTCAAGACCAGCGTAGATACTCCCCTCGAGCCCACTGGCCTTGGTCGCCGTCGATAGCGTGGACCTTGCATCCCGAAGTGTAAAATAGGGTCTCTTCTGATCCGGATAACTCCCATAGTCGATCAGGTATCCAGTGAAATCACTCTCCCAGGCGACCACTGAGTAAAACAGAAGCGTCGCTTGGACGTCCACAAACATGGTCAAATGGTTCGTCCCTATCGGAACAACCCTGCGATCGATTCGGTTGAACTTGGCAGCAATCTGATCGGGAGTCAGTTCAGAGTCATCGGCTTGCTGTTCTGGGAGTGGTTCGTTTTGGTACTCGGCAAAGAATGCTGCTTCATCTTGAAGCTTGAGATTCATCGCATGTTGTATCGCCGACAGTTCATCATGGTTGTAACGCTCAGGCCAAGCTATCTGCGCCCCGCGGTCCATAGCCGATCGATTCGAACCGTAGAACTGTGTGGCCAATGAGATATCTCCTCGGCTGCGCAGGCTCTCTGCTCGAAGCTCGGCGTACTTCGTCCAAAGCTTTTCGTCGCTTGGGAATGCATAGACCATTCGGGTCCGCTCCCCATTCCATTCGGGATGCTTATCGCGCGAGAGGATGTTGTCGGCCATATCACCCGGGCGAATAACCGTGCAAGGCATGATTCCGGAGATTTTCTTCCCTGGGCCCGATAGCCCCAGGATGGCCCCAGCGAGAATACTCTCACGCGTGGCACACTGGGAAAGGGATCTAGCCGATTCGTCCGTTTGGGGATCGTCGATGACCACGAGGGTTGGCCGAACAGTTCTGCCGTCGGATCGCTTGTATTTCATCCCCCGGATCCGACCGGTGATTCCAGCGACCTTGATGATCGCTCCGCTGGCGATGCTTCCGGGCATCGTAGGTAGGACGATCTCCTTGGCCGTCCACCCAATGTGGGTTCGCTCCCCTTTGTAGAGTTGGCCATTGCACCGGTTGGCGATTCCATCAAGGGACTGGATTGGGAAAACAACCTCGGGGTAATCCGCAAGGAGTAGCTCGTTTCCATCGAGCTCCATCTTGATCGATTCGAGCATATCGCAGGCATGGCCCTCATCGCTACCAATGAGACATACGAACTCTCGGTGGCCATTGAGAACCGCCCAAATACATGCACATTCACAGATAGTGGTCTTGCCGCTACCTCGAGGCATTGCCATCGAGAACAGTCCCCCACGCAGTACTGCCTGCTCAATCCGGTTGATAACCTTCAGGTGATCATCCGACCAAGCCAGATGAAACGTCAGTGGAAAATAGCTCTCGCAGAAGTAACGAAAGTTCGCAGCGGCCTTGGCCTTTCGCTCTGGGTCAGCAATCTCCGGAAGTTCACCGATGTCACGGCCTGCCGTTGCAATAGCAACATTGCGT